AAGAAGTTTACAGCAAAGCAACTTAAGCAATATGTTGCTATGGTTCGGGAGCATCGGGGAGAATCCTCTGATGAATCCGAATGATATTGATGGAGATGGAAAGGTTTCCACTTGGGAGACCCATCTCTGTAAATTGTGCCTAATGGGAGCACTTGTGCTTGCATTTGGTGACAAGGCCGCAGGACTTGTTTGAGGGGGCTGAGAACGTAGTTCTCGGTAAAGATTTATCTTTACTATTACGCCCCCTCTATTAACACTCACAAAAGGGCTACTGCACTGATGTTAGGACTGTTAGTAGGTAACAGGCCTCTTAACAGCCTTCATATGGGAGATATGAATTAGGCTGGGATATGGGAGACAAAAAACAACCCGATATTAAGAGCCTGCAAAAGACTGCCTTCATTTTCACTGTGAACCTCGGTCACATTGACAAGAAGTTTGATTGGTCTACTCTGACTGAGTTGGAAATCATAGAAGAGTTAGAGTCGCATTGGGAGAGACTCACAGAGTTTCCCAATGTGCAAATTGTCCGAGGACAAATTGAACGAAACCAGCAAGGAGTCTTGCATATCAACGGCGGCGTGAAGTTCGATAAAGTCATTCGTGCTCGCACACTTGAGAACCGTTGGGGATGCTGGGCTGAACCTGCGCAGAATTATGACGCAGTCATGAATTATGGCAAAAAACAAGAAACAAGAGTCAAAGAACTGCCCAATTTTGGGGTGAAGAAGAACACTTCAAAGAAGGGTTCCACCAATCCAAAACAGGAAGCCGTGAAAATGCTGAAAATGGGGATGACCCCAAAGCAAATTTGCATGGTTGCTCCTGATGTGTATTTCACACATCACCGAGCCATAAATGAAACATTCAAAATGATGCAAATGTTTCCACTTGGATATGAATATCAAGGAGGTGAAGAAGAATGAAGTGTTTACACGAATATATTTTGGATGCTAACTGCCCGGTTTGCATGGAGGAAGAAGAATGACTGTGACATGTCCTCTCTGTCTCGGCATGTATGCCAATAATGCCGATTACAACAACCACATCAAAAGAAACGGATGTCAAAGGCGTCAAGACGCTTTGAGATACCGTCGCATGGTTGAGAGTTTAAAGAGAGTCGATTCATCGGACTCTCATGAGTAGGCACATGGTTTCCCGAATAGCAGAATATGAACATGATAACGGCGATAGCGGCGTTTATTGGATGTTCAATGATGACCTCGACGGCAATGATATTGACGGTGATGCAGATGGAGTTTTCACCCAATCTAACACCATTTTGGTTGATTTATCTACTTTATTGAGTGTAAATCTTGGTCGTCAATTGTCGATGATGAGCACTTACAAAGTCGATTATATTGAGATTCAATTGTTGAACAAAGACGATGCAGAAGGAGACAATGAATCGGCACTGTCCGTTTCGGGACAAGTCCTCTATTGGTCACCCACTCAACATAGAGTGGAAGCAATGCAACTTGCTCGTCAAGTTGAGAAGTTGAAAGAATCTGCGGAAATTGATGGAGATTCATGGCTATTAGCAACTGAGGTTGATTACAAAGGAATGAGGTTCAATTGGTCTGCTGACGACCAAGTTAAACACGCTACCTCAGAGTCATTTTCAATCCTTACAGGCCAGCAATGGGATATGTTAGAATTGATGCAAGTTTACGGTCAAATGCAAGGATTCGGCTCTACTGTGGCTACAAATCCTCTTTGGTTCTCAAGAACCGGTGGACTTGACAAAATAGGATTCAATTGTAATTATCATAACTACACACGGACTACAGGTGCCAATAATTATGCCCCTGAGTCTCAACCGTGGCGATTTGACAAGCCGTTGGAGGTTCTTGGTGGATTAATCGCTATCGACTTTACCCACTCTTCGGTTGATTCGTCACTCAATCTCGTTGATGATGAATACTTGGTGCAGGTGACAGTCGGTGTCACCGGATGGAGTGATTTCTGATGGCTCGTCGTAAATACACTTCCAAATCTTCTAAAAAACCATATCGTCGGCGCAAGACTTCGACTGCTCCCCGCCGAGCAGTCAAGAAGGCCAAGACCGTGAAGAAGTTTACAGCAAAGCAACTTAAGCAATATGTTGCTATGGTTCGGGAGCATCGGGGAGAATCCTCTGATGAATCCGAATGATATTGATGGAGATGG